TAATGAAAGTAGTATTTAAAGAACCTGAATTACAAAGCAGGTTTGAGAAAGCTGTAGATATGCATGAATCGTTCAGAAAGGCGGTTTCTGTCGAGGTTAACCTATCAGATGCCACATCTATACTATCATCAATAGAAACGCTCATAAACAGCCTCTCAACGGGCGCTACGGCTAAAGCTATGTTTGACTACCTCTTAGCCAAGAATATGGCTCAAAAAGTTATCGGAATAAAAGACGAGACTTTAGGTGCAAATGAAAAGAAAGCTTTATTAACTGCTGAGGTTGGAGATATTATGTTTTATGATAAACTATCAGAGTATTTAATCAGAGAAGCTCACTACAAGTTAGACAGTCTTCGTTCAGCACTATCTTATTTAAAATCAGAAGTACAAAATTTAAACTAATGGAAAAGCAAAAACAAATCTTTGCCGGAAGCGGAAAGAAACAAAACGACACATGGTTAAAAGTAAACCTAAACTTTACAGAGTTAGAAAAACATGCTGAAGAGTATATGGGTAAAAAGTATGTAAAGGTTAATATCAATATTGGCAAGCCTGATAAGTTTCAGAAAGACGTTCAGGTTACCATAGATACCTGGAAACCGACTGAGAAATCAGCACCTGCTAAAACCTTTGCTAAGGATGACGATTCATTACCGTTTTAGTTTGCATGAATTTTAAATTAAAATTATCGTTATATGCGTTTACATATAATTGGCTATCATATAGTTATTTTATATCTAAAAACATATAATGTCAAGTATCTTGTTCAATTTACTTGACTGTTCACGTTCCATGAACTAACTAAAATAATGAACGCTAACATTTATTTTGTTATTGTGCAATTTCTTGTTATAAAAATTAAGGGTATAATCTGACTAATGTTATAACATAGTAAAGTTATAACCTGAGGAAATTACACTTTGGAATAAAAAAAAGTCGCTAGTAGCTTCAAGTAAAGCCCTTGATTGTATCAGGGAGATTGTAGGTATCGAACCCTACCTAGCGAACAACTGATTAGCTAGACAGTATAATGAAGGCTACCCCGTCACAAACAAAATTATAAACAATGGGTTGTTATATAACAAATTTGTGGCGGTAACTTATTACCTATTGTATGTGGGGCTATAATGCGCATACTAACCCATCACGTATTGAATCAGATTGAGTAAAATGGAGCGTGGTGGGATATTGCTGATTGGTGTAATGGTAGCACAAATGCTTTTGGCGCATTCAGTTTAGGTTCGACCCCTAAATCAGCATCTAAATAAAAACATATGACACAAGAAGAAAAAAAATCAGTAGAAAAAATTACTCGATTAGAAGTTATTAACCACGCCACAAGAGATAAGGAAATGGGATTTGGAAGAATACTTACTCTCTACAAAGAATTGGGCGACTTTGGTTCAATAGAATTTTCTTATCAAGATGGAGGACAAACACTTAAAATATTTTTAAACCCATGAAGTACTCAAACTCATTTCATTACGACTTAGAATTTGGAGAAGTGGCTGAGACCTGGGTAAACGATTTGTTTTCAGCAGGGCTTAAAGTAGAAGTAAAGTGCGACAAAGCTGCTCATAAAACAGGTAACCTTTATATTGAAATTTATTATAGAGGAGAAAAGTCTGGCATATCTACTACACAAGCTGATTATTGGATATTCAGAATAGACGCATTAGATTCAGCAATTATCGTATCTAGAAAAAGATTAAAAGAATTGGTTAGAAAATATTATAATGGTAACTTTATAAAAGGAGGAGACTGCGATACGTCTCTTGGTGTGTTAATACCCATTAAAGAAATGTTTTCATAATGCAAACCACGGAGATATACGGAATACATTGTACATACCCTGATGCACCAAGTATCAGACTAATAGATGGTAGCGATACAAGTACTAAGAAACAGAAATTCAAAAGAACTGAAATACTTGACTCATTCTACGAGCTAGACATTGATGAAGAAGGAAACGCCCAATACACAGAAGAACAAATAAACTTTATTAAAAGAGAGTTTGAAAGGTGTAGAGATGGTTATTGGTTTATGAATAACGGTGGTGCCACCTACATAACTGGCGACCATTATTTCTACTTAAATTATTGGACATTAGAATCAGGTATACAGCCTGAGTTTAGAGATGCTGATAGAAAATGGTTCTTATTCTATCAAGAGATTTCTACAGACCCATCTATACTTGGAGTTATAAGAGTTAAAAAAAGAAGAGAAGGTGCTACCTCTCAATCTTCTTGCATACTTACTAAAGAAGCTAGCAGCACAGGTAACACGCGTTGTGGTATCATATCAAAGACTGGAGGTGACGCATCTGACTTGTTTATGAATATGGTTGTTTATGGATTCAGAGCTATGCCTATCTTTCTTCAGCCAAGAACAGAAAGCACCGAGGACCCGAAGAAAAGATTAGTCCTAGTTAAGCAGTCTTCTAAAAAGAAAAAATCGTTAGGTTCTCTATACAATAAAAGAGAAGGACTTAACTCATTCATTGAATGGCGTAACACAGCTTTAAACTCTTTTGACTCAGGACGTTGGAGTAAATTGCTGATAGATGAAGCCTCTAAATTCCCCAAAGAAGTAGACATCGTAGAGTATTGGAATATTGTTAAAAAGACTCTGACAGAAGGTGCTAATAAAGTAGGATTCGCACTTATGGTTTCTACAGTCAACCCTCCCAATAACGGAGGACAACAATTCAAACTATTATGGGATGACTCAAACCAATTCAAACATGGAAGAGTTACCCCATCTAAATTAGTTAGATACTTTGCACCAGCATCAGAAGGACTTGCAGGATTTATTGACACCTACGGCATGTCTCGTAAAGAAGAAGCGCAAGAGTTCATCCTAGCAAATTATAGAAACAACGACCAAGATACTAGAGACTATCCCCTAAACGAAGAAGAGGCTTTTAAATTCAACCAAGCTGATTGCCACTTTAACTTAGACAACATTCTAGAACAAGAACAAAGTCTTAGAGATAAACCTGTATACTTAAGAAAAGGTAGATTCTATCTAACAGGAGAAGATAAAGTAGAATGGTCGGACGATAGCAATGGTAATTGGTTGGTATATAGGTTTCCTGAAAAGAAAAATAACTTTCAAGTTAGAAACAACGTAGTGTACCCTGGAAACGTAGCTGAGTACGGAATGGGCGTTGACCCATACAGGTCGTCTATGACTTCAGGAGAAGGCTCTAAAGGCTCAGCATGGATATGTGAAAAGGTTGACCCTACCAAAGAAAATACAGGTGCCTTAGTAGCACATTATTACGGTAGGCCAAAGCTTCAGAAATTATTTTGGAAGGAAATGCTGATGGCTTCCATGTATTACGGAGTACCTTGTACAATGGAGACGGATGCCGGAGATTCTTATTATGAGTATTTCAAATCAGATAACGAGCTAGGAAAGAATTGCTTACCTATGCTAGGGAAAAAACCTGATGCCATAGTTGACCCTACAAGAAAAACAAAAGTAAACCACATGATTAGAGGAGTAGCATCAGCAGACGCTTACGCTCTCTCTAAGCAGCTAGAATACGGTATTAATTATGTTGAACACTATTACCACCTAATTAACTACCCTGACTTATTAGATGAGCTTAAAAGATATCAGCACGATAATAGAACCAAGTACGATAGAACAGTTTCGTTCTTAATAACCTTGCTAACGTTAACAGGACAAACAAAATCGCAACAAGAACTTAAAAAAAGAATACCTATGATAGAGACATACTCTGTCAATAGGTTTGATTAAATAGAACCATCCTGCATAGCCAAAGAATTATCATCGTCTATTTTTCGATAGCCTTGACTCCACAGAGTATTTGTAAGGATAATAGATTTCTTTATTACCTCTTCCTCAGTTTCTTCAGGAAAAAGAATATGAGTAGTTTCATGTAAAATAATTTCTAAAAGCTTCTTGCCTTTTAATCTAGAGTCTACTTCTATTTCATCGTAGCCCAAATTAGCAAAACCATAGGCTTTATTTCTACCAAGCTTTTTGAATATTATTTTAATCTTTCTCATCTTTAGATTTTAATAAGGCTTCGTCTGGGCGTTCTATATCAGCTTCAAACCTGCGACCACCCCTTAAACTAGCCATCATTCTTTTTAAATTATCTACCTCTTCATTTGCTTCTTTATATTTTACAAGAATATAATCTAACTGCTGATTATTGTCCATCTTTAAAAATGCTTTTGTAATCTTCATAACCTAGTTTTTTAATCTGTTCTTTTACCTTTGTTAGATAAAGAATTAAATCCATTGCTTCTTCAATAGCATGGTTTAAAAAATCGTCTTTCTCGTTTTCAGCTAAGGTAGTGTTATATTTCTTAATTCCGATTTCGCTTCTTGTCGCAAATTTAGTAATAACTTGTGACACGATTTTGTCTTCTATAATCATTTTGGAGAACTTGATAAAACGTTTCTTCTTTCGTTTACTGTTAGTTTTGATTTTCTTCTGCGACCTACAGCACCACAATTATTACACCTTAATGCTTCAAATACATTAACAGTTGTGTGATAATCTTTTCCATGTTCTTGGAGGTCATCAGAGCCGCAAGAAGGGCATCTTTCTAGACCGTCAAGTATAAAGAGACCCATGTTTGGATGAGGCTTTATAAACGGCCTCAATTTAAGATAATTACTCTCTAAGCTTAGGATGTCTCCTATGTTATACTCTTCCATTAAATCTAAAGAATCCTTATCACCCTTGTAGCATTTTTCCCATAACTCAAAACCACCAGTATCTACTTTCCTATCAGAACCTAAAGAAATGTTTAAATACTCTTGCTTGTTAGAAGAAAATTTAAACTGCCCCTTTACAACTTTTAATGTGTCTATAGATAAGTATGGCATTGGAGGGTTCATTCCATGCATTAAAAACCTGGTATTTATTTTAGGGATATCAAATTTATCTCCGTTATGAGTGATAACAATATCAGCTTCATTTAACATTTGCCACAAAGATTGCATGATTCTTTTATCGTCATGATTAACTGCTTCTTTTGATGTTAATTTACCTGAGTAAACCTTATCTTCAAAAAGCCACTTAGCAGCCCAAGTAAATATAAACCAATCAGAATGAATCTGATTAATGTATACGTTCTGTTTCCAAAGCCCCCAAACATAAGCCATTATAGGCGCAGTCTCAATATCTAAAATAAGTACTTTAGCTGATGAGTTTATTTGCTTTGGCTTTGAGTTAGTAGTATCGTAATTTAAAGGCTTAGGCATACTAGCGGACCTTCTTTTAACTTCACCATGATGCCCTCTAATATTTCTAATAAAATCTCTTACTTGTTCTATACTTTTAAACCCTTCGTTTTCTGTAAAAATCTTTTTGGCGAGTGTGTAATCTTTTTCATCCTTAAATCTTTCGCAATAATCTTCAACAAGTAACCTGTTTTCTGATTTGTTTGGCATACTAATTAAATTTAAGACATGCCTGACTATACATTGATTTGAAGTCAGACATTGTATCTGTATCCGGTACTGCATTAGGTGTGCCATAAACCCACTCTATTGCATAAGCTTTACAAAGGTCTTCTACTGTTGAGATACTCATCTTAGTTATCAAATGAGTACGCCCACCAATAAAAAGACCTCTGTCTACTATCTTATATTCTAATATGTCTACGGAATCTTTAAATGAAAGAAAACACGCAAACCTCCTACTTTTACCTGTCATGTTTTCATTCATAACAGAAGTAGCAATTATTTTAGATGACACCACATCGTCCCATTTTGAATTATCAGCCTGAAGACCTATGTAGTTATTATTTACCCCAGACTTCCCGTTAGCTGATTCTATCCTAAATATAACGTACGTTGCACGTTTTACATCAACAGAGTAATTAGATTGCTTTATGTAATCTATTACTTCATTCATGTCTACAGAAGTTTTTTCATATTTAACTTCAGGAAGTTCGGGGTATTTATTAGCAGTCATCTTAAATGTTTTAAGCTTTTGGTTTACTCAACTCTGTGTACAAGCTTTGAGTTAATAAAATACTTTGTTGTACAGTTAACTTTCCATCAGTAATTTCAGTTGCTAATCTGCCACTAAACTCAATCAAAAATGCAACTCTAGAATCACCTGTAAGGCTAGTACCAACTTCAACAACCTTCTTAATTAAATCATCAGTACTTGGATTAGATGCTAAGAATATCTGAGCAATCTGTAAGTCAGCTATTACTTTTGGTAAAGCAGCTTTAATTTTCTCTTCTACTCCAGGGCCAGCAGCTCCTGCTAGTTGTCCAATTACGTCAACTCCATCTACATCAGTAATAGCCTTTAATGCTGATGTTACTTTAATAGCAGCAGGCAATAATACAGTTTGAATTTCATGCCCGAATCTTACAAAAAGAAGTTTTAGTTTAGACTCTTCTTGCTGAATCCACGATTTTAAATTAGTCATGTTTCTTTTTTTTAAATTTATTAATTACGAAATTTATTAATGCGATTATAATTCTTGCTATTATTGGTATTCTCGTTGCTAAAAAAATGCCCACGCCACCTATTGAAAAAAATAACATTGGTAGCCAAGCAAATCTACTCTTTTTAATTACAGTAGTAGTTAAATTAATATGATGATATACATTGTAATTACTATACACTTTATACTCAGCATAAGAATCTTTGTGTTCCTTTTCCGTATAATCTCTATTATACGTTCCTGTTTCCGTTATCACTATACCCTGACTAGGATTTGCAGGATATACTATTGTCTTAGTCCAACTGCCGTTATCTCTTTTAATCGTTAAGTTATCAGCACTTGTGTGTTCAATACGAGTGTTAAAGGTAGTTAACGAAGTATCGTTAATTTTGTTGCTTGTAACTTCAGTTTTTTTTACTGTATTACAACCAATCAAAAAAACAATAAAAAGATATCTCATTACGACTTAGGCTTCAATGAATTGTATAAAGACTGAATCCAACCAGTAATCATTTGTTCGGTTGAATTAGCTTTAATAAGGTTTGTCCTAGCCAAAAACTGTTCCCATAATAATAAAGTACTTACTATCACAAATACTAATGGCTGATACTTTACAGGTATTAAACCTACTAAGTATCCAAAAATATCAAACCCTGGAACCTGAAGAAATGTTTGTGCAAATAAACTTGTGCTGAATAATAGGAAAATAACTCCTAATAAAAATAATATCTTTTTCATGCTTTTATTTTTTGTTTATTAAGTATTCAATAATTGCCTTACCTATGAAAGATACAATACCCCCAATAGCAGCTATTATAAACCATGTGTATCTGATTCTTTTTACAATATCTTCGTGTTCCTGAACCTTTTGTTCTACATATTGTATATCACCTACAATACCTTTTGATGAAGCAATATCATTTCCGACAAGGGCTTCCACAACTTGATTTAACTTTTTGTCTATAGTGTCAATTTTATTCTCCACTTCAGATAGTTTCTCTTCCATGTTAGTTAGCCTTTGTTCCATTATGATTAATTCTTTTTCCACCTCACAAATTTAATTAATTATTCAATAGCAATTATATATCGTTATATTTTAATATAGTTGGTTCCGTTATAGAAAATATGGTAAGAAGTATTAGCAGGTATAGTTGTCAATGTAGCACCTGTTAAGTCTTTCAATGTAAATGATATAGAAATTGCTGAACCTGTAGAATTAAATATAAAATAATCTTGTCCTGTTGCCGCAGAAGTAACATTTACACTTGAAGCACCAGTTTTTAATTCAATTAATCTATAGTTACCATTTACTGTAAAAGAACTTGTTGTTACTGAAATATAACCACCGTAAAAACCACCCATTTCTAATGCAACGGGATAATTTGAAGGTGTATAACTAGAACCATTGCTGCCATTAGGGTCAGTTGCATTGTAAGTAAATAATCCGCTTGTAGTAGTTACTGAACCATCAGCCATTAAATATTGACTAGACGTGCCGCCAATCTTTACAAAAGCATTCGCTAGCAAATTGTTCGGTGTATACCACCCAGAATTAGATGCTTGTGCTTTAAATGTAAAGCCTGATGCTGTGTTATATAACCCTGTGTTATCAACTGTAAGTTCTACATTACCCGATGTCTTTAGTTTAGTGTTAGAATATACTTCACCTGTAGACTCTACATTACCTGTTGTAGTTAATGACGAACCATAAATTCCACCGTTAACTTGCAACTTTGCACCACTACCATTATCCGATGAATAACCAATACCTACTCCATAAGGGTTATAAAGGTTATCGTTAATTTTTGAATACCCATTACCATTAATAAAAGTTGCTTTATTGCCTAAATTATCAGCTAGTGCTAAATAACCTGTATTAGTTCCTGTTTGTCCTAAATAAGCTATATGATAAGTATTGCTATAATCCATGCCATTTAGGATATAAGCATCACCATTATTTGTAGCAACAATATTTACGCTTGTATTAAAAGTCTTTGTACCACCTATAGTTTCATTTCCTGTTAAATGGACAAACCTTCCATCGCTTACTCCTTTATTGTAGTAAGCACTTAACATTGTAGCGGTATCTGTGTAATTAACTTTACCCGTTATTGCTGATGAAGTTATATAACCACTAGGATTAGTTTGTAGGTAATAAGTAGATGCAGCATTACTTTGAGTTAAATATGTGGTACTTGCATTTAATGAACGTAAGTATGGGCTTAGCATTGTTGAGGTATCGGTATAATTTACCTTGCCTGTAATTGCTGATGATGTTATATATCCTGATGGGTTAGTAGAACGATAATAACCACTTAACATAGATGAGGTATCTGTGTAATTTACGTTTAAGGCTAATCTTGAATTAATTGCAGTTTGATTGTAGTACTTACTTAGCATACTAGCTGTATCGGTGTAATTAACTTTTAATGCTAGTAGTGAATTAATAGCTGTCATATTAAAATAATGACTTAGCATACTAGATGTGTCTGTATATTTAACAGAAACTCCCCCTAAACTATCTATACCTTTTTGTACCCTTAGTCTTGTAGCTATTGAAGAAGTATCTACTCTTAAAGTTGAATCGTTCACTTTGATTAAACCATTGCCTGCATAAATTGAAGCAATAGAAGAACCTTTTAAGGTAGTCCATCTTGCACCGTTACCTAAAGTCTGCCAAAGATTGCCATCTAAATACCTAATAACCGTTGGATACTTAGCATAGAAAGTATCTCTTTGTATTTGAATCATTCCACTATCAGCTTGTGAGTATCCTACTTTACTCCATCCATTACTAGAAGGAGAAGGTAAACCTTTAGGGTATTGAGAATAGCAATTAAACCCAATAAAAAACATTAATACTAAAAGAGATACTTTCATATAATTTATTTAACCTTTATAAAACGTGGGTACTTAGAAAGAATAAAATCGTCTATTGGTGAAGGGTCTACTGCCCACAAGTTAGCAATTTCTTTTGGAACATAACAGTTGAACTGCGAAACTGAAACCCCTGTTGAGGTGTAGGCTTGGCAATAGGTATT